CATCCATTGGTGCATCCATTGGCTCTTCTTCGTCATCACGAGCGAATGCCCCGTAGCCCCCTTCTTCGACTTTACCAAAATAGTGTTCAGTTAAAGGTTCTGTACCTGCTAATTTCATGAAGCGGCGAATTGTGCCTTCTTTAAGCAACACATCCTTCTTTTTAATTGACATTTTAAATCTCCCTATAAATCTTCTTGGAAACGCGTCCAATAATAAATAGTCTTAAAGTTGTTAAACCTCCCATCTGCGTGGTTTTTTCTGCAACTTTCTTAATGCCTTGTCTTGTATTTGTTTAGCCCTTACAATGCTTACTTGTAATCTTTTTGCAATTTCTTTAAGGGTCATATCTCCATTGTTTTCAACTGCCACTATTGTACAGTTCAAATCATTTCTATAGTTAATCCACTGTCTGCACTCTATTTTTGAGCAGGGCATATTCCCACTTTTGCAAACTTCAAAACACTTTTTCATAATTCTGGATGCTCCTTTTCTAGTATATCAAATATATTTTCAATTTCACTCTCATCTAAACCAAACTTATTAATTGTTTCCTGCGTTTTCTTGCGCATTTTAGATATTTTCTTTTTCTTATTTTTTGCAGTATTTTTTTCTTCTTTTAATTTATCGATAAATTTTAACACATCTTCATCTTCTTCTAGATAACCTGTGATAACCCCTCTAAAGAATTCTGTTCCTGTTAGCTCATCATAATGCAGCCGAATTTTTAACTCGGCATGCCGCTTGTCAGTGTCTTCAAACACAATTCTTTTGGGTTGAGTCCCGTACTTTGGTTCCGTCATTTTATTTTCCTAAAATGTGTGTTCCGCTCTCAGCTTGCCCAGCCAATGTTTGTTTGATAAATTTTACTTTTTCCTGAAATTCGTTTATATTTTTTGCGCCTGAGTATGAAAAGCCTGATCGTATGCCGCCATCTAAATCTGCCAATATATTTTCTATTTTTCCTTTATATGGGATTGTTGCGGAAATGCCTTCATTTGAAGAAGATTTCCCCCTCCAGTCAAATTGTGCTTCTTTACTGGCCATCCCTCTATAAACTTTTCTTTTTGTATTCAATACTCCGATAAGAACTTCTCCGGGGGACACGTCAGTGCCAGCCAGCATCGAACCAAGCATTACGAAATCTGCGCCTGCAGCTATAGCCTTTACGATATCGCCAGAGGAACGTATACCGCCATCAGCAATAATTTTTGTTTTGTTGTTTTTAATTTTGGCGCAATCTAAAACGGTTTGTAATCCCGGCACACCGTGCCCAGTTTGGATCCGCGTAGAACAAATGGACCCACCACCTACATTGCATCTGATGCTGTCGGCGCCCCAACTAGACAACGCTTTATACCCTTCGGGTGTGGCCACATTTCCAGCCATAATGTGAACGCCACCATGAAGCGCATCTTTTATAGATTTGATCGCACGCTCCACCAATTTGTGATGGCCATGGGCTACATCCACACACAAAACTTTTGCACCAGAATCAGCTAAGTGCAAGGCTCGCTCCAAGTAATCGCCAGTGACACCTACTGCTGCGCCAACTAGTTCAACCTCTTGTCGCGCTGCGTGAACGTGCTTACATTGGCCAGTAATTGTGTTATATCTATGAACAATCCCTAAGCCGCCAGCCCGATGCATTGCGACGGCCATTGATGCCTCCGTTACCGTGTCCATCGGCGCAGATATAATTGGTAAACTTAAATGTATTTTTTCATCTAAATCGCCGCCAATATCAATGTCTTTTCTACTTTCAATATCTGAATATTGTGGGACTAACAATATATCTTCATATGTTAACGCTTCTTTAAGTTTCATTTATGACCTCCCAATTCTCTTCTAAGAGTTTAATGTTGGCAGCAAAGGGCCTTTCATCTTTCGAAAGTAAAATCATAGCAACTCCGCCGCGCTCCCCTTTTGTTTTGTAGGGGCCATATTCACCATCTTCTTGATCTCGATTGTGTTTCTTGACACTCAATACTAAAGCAATTACATTTTTATTTTTATGCTTTAGCAAATCACCGCTTTTCATTTTTTGCGTCCAAACTTTTTTTGTATCCTTCCAGAATATTAATAGCTTTTTGCCAGCAGTCGGGGCAATATAAATTAACCTTTTTCTCTTGTTCTCTGACAACAACATACCAACTCATAACTTGTTCTTTGTTTTTCTTATCAAATGCCTCCGAACAAGTTAAGCATTGAGTTGGGGTTAAGTCAAATAAGCCCAACTTATGTTTAACTTCCTTTTCTGTTGTCTTCTTTTTTTTTATTAGCTTTTCTTTTTTAAGTTGTCTTTTTTCTGACTTTATTTATTTCCTGTTGAACCAAAACCACCGCCTCCGCGCTCAGAGTGAAAATTTAAAAATTTATCACTTTCAACTTCTTCGACGCGAAAATGAACAATTGGCACCAAAACCGCTTGAGCAATTTTATCTCCGGACTGCAAGAACTGAGCCTGTAAACCTATGTTGTGTAGGTTCACATATACTTCGCCATCATAGCCAGGGTCTACAACACATGCGCCCACCAGAAGCTGCCGCTTGAAAGCAATGCCCGATTTATTTTTAATCTCAAGCATATGCCCATATGGTATTTCCATTTTAAGACCAGTCGGAATTAAAACGCTTGACCTCGGTTCGATGATAAGGCCCTCTTCTTTAATTAAGCGTGCCTTTTCACCATTTGGACAATAATAGAGGTCCATTCCAGCATCGGTTGTATGTGCTCTAGTTGGAAGTTTTGCTTCTGGTCTAATTTTAAAAATTTTAATTGCCATCATATCTCCTTATCCTAAAAGTTTAAAACTACTATAAAATCCATGTGCGCTAAAGCCCCATTGTTCACTATAATTTAACTTTGCCATATATGGCCTGTTGAGGTGAACAATGTCTTTGCCTTTTCTAACGCCCCAGCATTTTATGTGCGTTGTGGTTGATGTATCGTCAACTACTCTTAATATCCAATAATTTTTTCCATTCTTTGTTTTCTTTTCAATAACCTCTCTTGGAATAAACCAAGCAACGCCAAGATCCTCGTCCCACTCTCCCAATGGAGGAACTTTATAATGGCTTAGGCGATCTTTAATCTCGTTCGTCATGACCATATTGATCGGAAAAATCCCAGTTAAGTCAGAAAGATATTCTATCTTTTCTTCCACTGTGAAATCTTCTTCTGGCTTATATAGCTCAATATTCTCATAAAACTTTTTTTCAGTTTTTGGACGGTCGACAGCAACGGCTGACCAAAAATGCTTAAGCCCTGTAAACCTACTATCCATAAGATTATTTAATGTTTGGGAGCGAACTAGAACATCTAGCGCCCTTTTATTTAATTTTGAATATACAACTTCTTCGTTAAACAAAAGCTCTTCAATCGTATTAAACGGCCTGTTCTCTAAAATTTGATCAATGGCTTTTTCACCCAAACCTTTAACAGAAGTTAATGGCTGAATTAGTGTCTTTGAATCTTCTGAAATTTCCCAAACTCTTCCTGACTTGTTAATGTCAAGCGGTCGGATATTGAACCCGTATTTCTTTGCAATATTAATTGCCTTTTCTTTTCTACTTTCCGGTTCTTTATCTAAGAATGCCGCTGTCCACTCTGCGGGATAGTAATGAAATAAGTATGCACACTGATACGACAAGACGCTATATGACACCGCATGGCTTTTATTAAACCCATACCCTGAAAAATACTCAAACTTATCCCATAGTGCCTGTGCATCTTTAGGTTCTATCCCCTTTTCCACACAACCATCAATAAACTTTTTATGGATTTGTCTTTTTTCCTTTTCGCCTTTTCCAGTACCCTTCTTTGTTAAAAGCTTGCGAAGGATGTTTCCTTCATCGAGGCTAATGTTCTTTCCAAGCTTATGGGCAAGAAGTGCAATTTGTTCTTGAAAGATTAAGAAGCCATAAGTTTCTTTTGTTACTTCCTTAACAATGTCGTTACCATATTTAATTTTGCCTGGATTTTCTTTGGCTTCGACGTAGAGCTTATCAACATCTGCGCTTAATGGCCCGGGCCTATAAATTGCTGTGATCGCCGCAATGTTAATGATGTTTTTTGGTTTTGCTCTTTTGCAGAAATTCTGTGCTCCGCCCTCTGTAAACTGGAATATTCCTGCCCACTTTCCTTTATGGAAAACGTCAGTGTATACCCGGCTGTCGGTGAGGTTAATTTTATCTGGATGTAGCTTTTCATTATAATAGTTCTGAATATCTTCAAATGTTGGGTTCTCAATGTTATGATGCCTTTTAAGAATGTGACTAATGGCACACTCAATCAT